CATTTCTCTACATATCTCGTAGATTTCTTTCTTAAAATCATCTGTCCATATGTCTATGTTCTCTTGGATAAACTGTCTGAATAGTTTAGTCATAGCTTCTACATGCATAGATTCATCACGGATAGAGTAAGTAACTATCTGTCCCATACCCTTCATACGTCCAAACCTAGGGAAGTTTAACAAGATTGCAAAGCTACTAAATAGCTGTAGTCCTTCTGTAAAAGCTGAATAGACTGCTAGTGTTTTAGCAATACTCTTTTTATCCTTCATGGTTGTTTTGATATTACTGATATATTTATGTTTATCAGCCATCTCTTCATACTCTGCAAAAGCCTTGTACTCTATTTCCGGCATACCAACTGTATCAAGCAACAAACTATATGCATGTTGGTGAATAGATTCCATATTGGCAAAAGAAGCCATCATCATACGTGCTTCAGGTTTCTTAAAGATACGCATGTATCTATCTATATACCCTGAACCAACGTCAACATCAGACTGGGTAAACAACCTAAAGATTTGAGTCAATAAGTTTTTCTCAGTTTCTGATAGCTCCTGCCAGTCTTTTACATCAGTATGAAGAGGTACTGATTCCGGCATCCAATGCATTTGGTTTTGTAAGACATAGTAGTCAAACATCCATGCATCATCAAATGGTTTGTAATGTTCTCTAGTTCCTAATAAGCTCATAATTATTTCCTATATAATGTTTTTATTGTTAATCCAATATTAAAAGCAATATGAGGTACAATAGCATTCCCCAATGCTTTTATTCTATCTTTGTCCAATTTTGAGGGAAGCCCATCAGAAACTCTACAAACTGTGGGTTCAGAAAACCACTGATTGAGGTTGAGTTTTGGCTGAAGTGAACCTGCTCTCGAAGGTTTGAACATCCTCCTTTTTTTGCTTTCTCCGATAAATCTGCTTTCTTCCTTATTTGTGTAAGTCTTGAGCCGTCCATTGCTTGAGGAGTTGCCCATAATCTTTGCAATGACCCAAAGCCTATCTCGTTTGTGTAAGGCTCCGACACCACAAGCTGGAATAATAAACGATTGCGTGGAGTAGTTTTCGTTTTCCAAGTCAAGACACACATCATCGAGTGCCATAGAGATGAAGTTAGGAATATTCTCGAAAATAATCCAAGTTGGTTTTTTGTATTTAATAATTTTAAACATGTAATCCCATAAGTGTCTGTCATCTTCCTTGCCTTTTTGCTTTCCTGCCAAACTGTAGGGTTGGCAAGGTAATCCTGATACAACGACATCAAATGTTTCTTTAATTTTGGAAGGGTCATTTCCTATCTCTATTAAATCATTATAAATTGTAACATCTTTCCAGTGCTTTCTTAAAACTTTCTTACAAAAATTATCGTTCTCACAGAAAGCAACAGTGTTAAAAAAACCAGTTTGCTCTAATCCTAAACTAAATCCTCCGATTCCGGAACATAAATCTAGGACATTAAGCATCAGGTTTTGGTAAATAAATCACTACCAATGAATTACATTCCGGACAACTTAAATTAGTTTCCATAATATAATCCTCGTTTTCATCTTCGATATCGTGGTCTGAACCCCATATTAATTTTGTTCCGCAGTGCCAACAATCCATATTAGCCCTCACAGGCAATACATTCCACATCATCAAGTTTGATACGTGGTACTTTTACATTAACATTCTCTGCGTTCCTTGCAGCATTAGACCTCAAGTAATACAATGATTTAAGTCTGTTAGCACCATACCAATGTACATCATTGACATACTGCATATAATCATCATGAACTTCTTGAGACTCTGTAGCTTTAGGAAGAACAAAGAATAAATTAACAGATTGTGATTGACATATAAACTCTTGTCGTTTGTATGCATGTTCAACAACCCATATCTGATTTATCTCGTTAGCTGTTTTAAATACTTCTTTTTCTTCATCACTTAAAACATCTAAGTGTTGTACAGAACCTTCATGTCCTGCAATATCTTTCCATAGTTCTGTAAGTTGTTTACCTTTGATTCCTTTTGTCTTAAAAAGTTTCTCAAGATATTTATTTTTTACTTGGTACGAACCGGAGAGAGTTTTGTGCGTATAAACGTTAGCACGATACGGCTCAATAGAAGGAGATGTGCCACCACAAATGATACTAGAAGAAGCGTTAGGAGCAACAGCCAAAAGATGAGCATTACG